AAACAGTAACGGAAGTGGAACTCTCACCAGTGCCATTCGCCGATGATAATATCTATATGACTGGATTCAGAATAGATACACCATCACCAATGATCAGACTCAAGATCATTAAAAAACTTAAACTGTTCTCCACAAACCCATCTACACAACAACAAATAGAATACTATATGATGAACCCGGATGCGGAAATGTGGATCGACTGCGACGCACTAGACGCATATATGCTCAAACAAGCCATTGACGAAATGACAAAGAAAGTGTATAAGTCAACAGCACTCGATGTACTACATATCACATATAAAGAAAACGGAGAAGATATTGAAAGACATATAGCATACAACTCAAGAAGAATTGCATGCAAAGACGCTATGACAATAAGAAAAGAACATACAACACTTAAGTTCCACTTCTCTAAAGCAACTAATAAAGAACATAAAATATCAGACCTCGAATTCGCTACAGCTGCACTATGACAAAAGAAGATAAAGATAAAATCAATAAACAACTTACACAGATAAGAAACGTCACAATTCTTATGAAATCATTGTTCAGATCACTACAAGAACATATGAGAGATTTTCACTGTGATGAAAATGAAGCCATAGATAGAAAAGAAAAAGCATATGACTTCCTAAAGAAATATGGCATCACATATCTGGAAGATGCTGAAAAAAATATCAGAGAAATTACCGATAAGGAATACAATAACACAAATAATGTAGTAAGTAATATCCTAGCAATCGGTAATAAGTTATGAAAAAGAAATACTCAGAACAATCACTAACATTGGTACGACTGGCAAAGAAAACAAATAATATGCCAACACTTATGTACGCAGTAGATCAATTACATATATTCAGAATTAAAACCCCAGAATGGAATTGGAAACATAGAGATATAATTAAAACATTCTATGATACAATATCTATGTCCAATAAATTAACAGGGCAAAAACTCGAAGATAACTTCATACAAATAATGAATAATTGGAAAGAATTTAAACGATCTAACGTAACTGTCTGATAATCAGTGCTCCACGCAACGCATCACTGGAATTCTCTAATATTTTTTGTATATTTGCTTCTGGAATGTATTGATAATCAGTAGGTTATAAGAAAAGTATTACAAGAAAATTTTTGGTATGCTTATGTACATTCACACTGCATTTATACACAAAAAAGTTGTGAAAAAATTCTGGAAGAAGATAGGGAGAAAAAAACTATTAATATAATAGAAAAAAGTAATATAATAATAGAAAAAAAACATAAAGAATGTGTTAAAAAAACTGTGTTTTCAGTATATCGTCGAAAAAATTTTAAATTATTATAATAGGTTATGAATATTAAAATTGATGGTAGTGCTCTTAGTTATCAATTAAACATTCAATATCATTTCAAGAGCCTTGATGGGATGGTCACTCAGATCTTCCCAACGTTTGATAGATTTGAGGCGTTTATGAATGAGTGTCATCCGGATATCAAATTTGGCGATCTTAGCAAGAAATATTCCAAGAGGGCTGAGCTGATCACCAGGTTGGCTAACTCTGGTATTGCTGATGATAACTATATCATCAGTGATATTCATTGTTTCATTTCTGGTGATACTCTTATTTCTTGTTATAGTGAAGCTGGTGTTATGGAGAAGATGTATGAGCATTACTCAATGAGTGAGAAGGTGAATGATGGTTATCTGCATACATTCCTGGCACACAATTGGGAGTTCGGAAGGAAGGATTCACAATCATATGTGAAGTATTGGTTTGATAAGGGCAATAAGGAATTGACTGTATACAAGATTCATTGTTTCAAGAACAAGGTTGTTTTTGAGAAACCGGATGGTACGATCTCCAGTATGATTGTGGATGATGATTATTATATTCACTTTGTAGGTGCTAAGAGACTAGAAAAAAAGGTATAAATAATTTGTTTTTTTCAGAAATTTTTTATATCTTTGCAAAAGAACATATTAAATAGGTAAATAATGTCTAAAAAGATTAGCTTGAATATACCAGGCAAGAAACGTCCGAACCTGTTATCTCTTTTTAACACCTATCTTACTAGGAAGGTGAAAGAGGATAATGAGAAGTGGGATCGTATATATAGACTTCGTAAGAAACATCGTAACTATGTGGTCTATGATGACTATGGCGATGAGTACCAGGATGAAATGGAACAGCTCCGTCGTTTTTATGGTGGTTGTTTCCCAACGTCATCTAAATATATCTTTGATCCATTAGACGACGATGATGATTGGGACGAAGATGATTATGATGACATCTACAGTAATTATGATGATTTCTATGTAGGTGATGATGGTGAGATCATATTCCCTAACAGTGGATCTGTCCAGTCAGCTAATGATGATCCGGAGACAACAATTCGTCCCGGAGAATATCGTCGTAGCGCACAAGATATGGATGATTACTGGGACAAGATGGCAAAGTTCAATGAACATGGTAAGCGCAAGCATACCAAGCATCGTGGTCATCGTGGTAAGAAGGGTGCTAAGGTTATAGACATCAACCAGCCATATGATGCTAACTACATAGATAATGATGGTGATGCCTTGGAGAATTGTACCATATATTTCTATGAGGACTATCATGACAAATATAGTAGGATTGAATTCAATAGTCTATATGAGTTCGATGAATACTGTAAGGAAATGGGTTTGAATGTTCCAGCATATGTTGCTGAACAGATCGCCTATAGTCCTATAAGTCATTGTTGTCTCCATCCTGGTGCTAAGGAACAGGGATTGCTTGAGGTGATGAGAGAGGAGACGTATGGAGATATGTTTTATGAAGCGTGTGAAACTAGTGAATTAAGTAATACATAATGGGAAATCTGAGTAATAAACTTGAGGTACTATTTAGACAGTATCTAATTAGGAAAGAGAAGGAGCGAACTGTTCCTGTCACCTATAGTCATAGTGGTGGGCATCATTATAATAACTGGATGAATCAAGATACAGAGAAATATGATGGGGTCATATATTTCTATGAGTGGTCAGATCCGGATAGAGTGCCACAGTTGTTTTACAACCTTAATGCGTTTGATGCGTTCTTGAGAAGGAGTGAGATCTTTATGCCTCCATTCCAGAAGGACATCATTCGTCAGCTTGATAGGGCATACGTTACCTGCAAGAAGGGTACACATGATCTGTTGATCAGAGGTGGTCTTGGTATGTTACGTGAGGCGTTGGGCAAAGAAGATTCCCAGGGAGTGGATATAAACACAGCTGGACAGGCTATACTCAATAGTCCTCCAGCTCCTATTGGCAGTGGATATACTCCTAGTATGGTTGGTCATAGTATGCCGCCTATGTATAATGGAAACCCGGATGAGTGGTATGGATAGCAGACTTAAATAAGTACAACCTAGTATGCGTGTGTGAGGTTCTCAATTGAGAGCCTCATTTTTATATGTATAAACTTATAGGCATAAAAAATGGTGATCTTTTTATTGATCACCATTGTCGATAGGATTAATATCGCCTACATTCTCTTTCCCATATTGGGTTATAAGTTTTTTCACCAGGGTTGGGATCTCCGATTCCTTGATCAGTTTCGCACTGTTCTTGTTGGTGGTGGTGACCACCTCCCCAAAGATGTTGGTGCGTCTGTAGTAGGTATGTTTATGCCCACCCAGGGTGAATTCCAGGATTACCTTCTTCATGTGTAGTGTATAACAAGATGTGGTATAGTATCAGTGTAGTCTTCTGCGAGACCACCCTCATCATATGTCATAGCAGCATAGTGAATGAGCTGATCCTTCTCTGCTGAGGCGAACCAGTCGTTCTGGTAACGTTTAGCTTCAGACGGTTTCTCAGTAAACTCTACCTTACCATCGACCCATGATACTGACTTGACATACTTTTCCTTATCGTGATGCTTAAGTAGTACTGCCATATGTATAAGACTTAAATAAGTACAATTCTGTATATATTCTCGCCTAACCTGGATCAGTAGTCTAGCACAGCGAACTGTAGCTCCGGATACTTCTCCTGGTCGTACATTATAGGATTCTTGAGGGTTTTGATCTCAGATTTACAGTAGAAGCTACCATCCCTCACATAAGCTTCACTCTTGTCTGTGGTAAACGTAACTGTGCCGTCGAGCTTATTGATCTCCTTGACCCACTTGACGGGTTTACCGGGTTGATTGATCTTAATTGTTGACATTTTTATTATACTATTTAAATTGTTAATACTAAGTAGTGCAAAGATATATATTTTTTTTCTAAATTCAAAATGATCTATCTGTTTTAACATTTATTTACATATCCATCCGAGAGGATCATGATAGAATTCCCGGATATCATGCATGAAACAAAACTGAGGGCTGAACACGATCTGTACAAGGACAATGATCACCAGGACGGTGACGACAGTGAGCACGAGCCTGGTAACGAACCTAAGGGTCTTGAGATCGATCTCCTCGTCTGTCATGTCTTCAGACTCCAGACATTGCCTGGCAGTTTCCGCTGCTTTCATGGCAGCGTATATTGATATGAATCCCATATACTATAGACTTAATTAAGTACAAACTGCCATATGTATCTGGTGATCCCCAGGATCATCTGGCACGAGCTTTCTCACTCCCTGGGATCTGTCTCCTAGGAAGACGACTGCCGGAAGGTTCATTGTATCCTTAAGCTTAGCACTGAAGCGCCTGGCAGCAGAATACGAGTCGTGCGGGTTGTGTATACAATGTGGGATCTGTCTGAATAGATCCGGACATGCCTGGGTGAGGCATATGATAACTATGAATAATACAATTGTCGGCATCGTTATGAAAAAAATAATGTTCTACCTGGTGGCGTGTACTGAAAAAAGTACAAACCACTTTACTTAAACACACGTGTCGCCTGGGCGTGATCCGGATGGATCAAACCTAGCACAGAACTACAGTAGCCCAGTCAATCGGTCTACCTTCCTTTTCAGCCGTCTCCATGAGAGCCTTCAGCTGCTCTTTCTTCTTGTCTGTCATACGTTCTGATCAATAATGTTACTTACATTAGCCGTCATGACGGCATCCATCTCACTGATGTACAGGATCTCCCCATCCTCATCCTCGACATATTCGTCCCCGGAGTGGATCGTGTCGATGTGGGTAACATTGGGGCATGATGTCCCATGTGCTCCAAGGATGTTAATTGGCTTGTCCAGATACAAATCTACTTTCTTCATAACTCTACTTTTTTAATTTCGGGTGCAAAGATAAGAAAATAATTTTATCCAAACAAGTTTTTTCCAATATTTTTTTTCTCACCTATTATATAATACGCACGAGAGATCCTGGCAACCTGCTAGGTTCTGTATAACGCCGGAAGAACTTTTTTGGGGTGTTTAACATTTATTAGCACGAGAAAATTGTATATATTAGGTTTTTTACTTAACTTTGCACCCAGAAACCGAGGTGAACTCCTCATTAATTTAGTTATAAACTTAAACAACAATTGAGTTATGGAAAAGAGAACAAAAGACAGTATGGTAACACTGGCAGACGGATCTAAGGTCAAGGATGGAGACCTGTATTACCAGTCCAACAGGATGCTATTGGAGAGTTACCGCAAGGCAATGCAGTATGATCGTAACGCCGATGGTGAAGTGATCTTGCAGAAGATTTTAAACAGGTTCGAGTATGATTCCTGTCAGAAGCCCGGAGAGTCCAAGGACGAGTTATTTGGTCGTCAGTTTGGTGATTTCGTCAATGGTAAGATGAGTAGCCCGAAAGAGGTGGCTAAGAAGATGGCTACCGAGCACAGGTATCTCCAGAACGAAATGTTCAAGGTGTGTCTCGAATACATCAAGGTATTGGCTGAGAACTGCGAAAAGGGTTGGTATGATCCCCGGAACAAGTATGCTGCCGAGACCAGTAAGGAGATCATCGATCACCTCAAAGAAATAGATTATCCATATTAATAATAGGAGAGAAGAATTATGGCAAATGGAATTACAATAGATCAGTTAGCTGAAATGTGCAAGAAAGCACAGGCAGCAGGTTTAGGTAGTAAGATGATCCTTATGTCATCAGATGACGAGGGAAACGAATACCATCAAGCGTGGGAAGGATTGCACGACGGCAAAGAGTATGCGTCTTTCATCAGCTATTACCAATTACGTGGCTGTATGTCCAATAATATTAAAGATTATGTTGTATTGACATGAAACAGCCGGAGATCTATAAGAGAGAATTTATGTGTGTTATGTTTCATAATTAATCAATTTAGGTTTCAACATTTTGGAATGGACTGCCTGTGATAGGTAGTCCATTTTTATGTGTTTTGTAAAGAATCCCGAAAAGTTTATATTGCACAATAAGATTTTTCACAAAAAACTTGCATATATTAGATTTATTTCTTATCTTTGCACCCAGAAACCCGAAGATAGTCTGAGGGTAGCCTAATAAACATTAAACATATGGCACACAACATTGAGATTCGCAACGGAGTTGCAAGTTTTGTAGAGAACAAGAAAAGTGGTCTGGCTTGGCATGGACTGGGTGAAAAGGTAGAGGGCGCAATGTACGTAGATGAGGCATTGAAGCTGTCTCACGCTGACTACAACGTTATGATGCAGCCTGTAATGGTGTTGACACCGGAGATCCAAGAGCGCATTCTTAACGGCGGTATTGATGAAGATACCCTGCTGTCTCTGATTATCCCTAAGACCAAGGCAACCGTTCGTACTGACATTAATCAGTCGCTGGGCGTGGTATCTGATTCTTACGGTATCGTACAGAACGCCGATGCTTTCAAGTTTCTGGATATGCTGGTATCTGGTAAAATGTCTGATCGTGACAATACGCCTGTGATTGAGACAGCCGGAGTACTGGGGCGTGGAGAGCGTGTATTTATCACAGCTAAGTTCCCACAGCAGATTGTTCTGGACGCTAGGCGTGATGATCTGGTGGACATGTACGCTGTGTTCACCACCAGTCACGACGGCACAGGTGCTGTTCGCTGTGTGATCACTCCGGTGAGAGTTGTTTGCAATAACACTCTTAATCTGGCATTGAGCAACAATGTAGGTCGCATCAATTTCCGTCACACCAGCGACGTTATGAGCCGTCTGGATCTGTTGAATGAGGAAAATGCCAAGTTCACCTACCAGACGTTGAACCTGTACGACGTTTACAGCAAAGGTCTGAAAGATCAGTTCGATCACCTGCGCAACATCAAGGTGAGTGAAAAGGAACTGGATAACATTCTGGCTGATGTCCTGCTGTCACCAGAGGCAGCAAAGATCTTCCATGAGACAGGTAGCATCGACAGCGACGGAATTAAGACCAGAGGTCGCAACCTGTTTAACAATGTCAAGTTAACTCTGGAGCAGGGCGTAGGACAGGACATACAGGAGCGTGGTACAGCACTCTGGGCTGTTAATGGTCTGACAAGCTACTACCAGAATGAGGCTAATTTCAGCAGCGACGAGATCAAGTTTGATTCTCTGATGCAGGGAAATGCCTACAATAAGGTACAGGCATTACAGGCAGCACTGCTGGCAACAGCATAACCAGATCGGGAGACCCCGAAAGGGGTTTCCCATTTAATAATACTATAATATAATATAAAGTTATGAAACAGGTAGCATTATTCAGTAAAGACTGGTTTAGCGAGGAAACTGTTAACCAGATGTCAAGGGAAAAGGCTATTAGAGTCGTTCTTCACAGCGACGGTAAGGCGTGTATCAGAAACCGTAAAGAGGTGGAAGATGACAGGGAGAGACACCCGGAGAACTATTCGAGATTAATCATTAAATCTATATAAGGTTATGAATAAGAAGAAATATAAAATCCGTATTTACATTACCGACTGGTACGAGAACTATAAGATGATCGGCAATATCATTAATATGTTGATCAGATTGGGCGTTTTACGCCTCCAGAACTCGTTTGACGGTGTTAATGGTGTGTTAGCCATCTATGATGTTATTTGTGGTTCACAGGCGATTACAGAGTTAACCAACATGGGCGTTAAGTATTTCCCCCTGGATAACTACGCCGATTTTGTTATAACCTGTCCTAACTGTGGTGAGAGGATCGACGATGATATGATTCTTACAACATACGACGAAAACCTGTTGTCTGGTTATAATATATTATGTGATAGGGATAATTGTGGTACACAGATGGCAAATGTAGAATTTAATCCTGTATGATTATGGAAAAGACAGAATTTAGTAAGATGGATTGTTTGGTACTTGGTTTCTTCATTGGTTTGATAGTGGGTTGTTTATTGCAACTTCTTCCGGCAGTAGTTCCAGCACCATCAACATGCACAATGTTCCAAATATGCTAGGGTTTTGTAAAGAAACCCGAAAATTTTAGGGTGTGAAGTAATTTTTTCGCTAAAAAATTTGGTATATTCTATTTATTTTCGTAATTTTGCAACCGAAATCAATTAAACATTATAAGTTATGAAACAGAATTTTAGTTACACACAGGAGACAAACAAGTTGGGTATTTCTTACATTGGTAATGTAGCCCAGAGTGCTAAGTTAGAAAAGTCATACGACAATGGCGTTATGACCTACTGCATTTATCTCGCCCCTGCTACAATGGCTGGGCGTACCAACAAGGGCAGCAGGATCAATGTATGCCCCAAGTCAGAGCATTGCAAGCAGTTCTGTTTGAATGGATCTGGGCACAATAAGGGGGATCAGATTCTTAATGGTACTGGTCGTAGTCGTATAGATCAGTCTCGTATCAAGAAAACCAGATTGTTCTACAATGATCGCCCTACCTTCATGCGTTTGGTTATACATGAGATCAAGAAGTGGCAGAAGAAGGCACAGGATAAGGGCATGGGTTTCTCTGTTCGTCTCAATGGCACATCAGATCTTAGCCCAGAGTTATTCGTTGACCCAGACACAGGATTGAACCTGTTGCAGTTATTCCCAGAGGTGCAGTTTTACGACTACACCAAAGTATATAAGCGTATTGCCCTTATGCAGAAATACCCTAACTATGATCTTACTTTTAGTCATAGTGGCTACAATTGGGATGAATGCGAAAAATTCCTCAATGAGGGCGGTAAGGTGGCTGTAGTCTTTCTGGACGAGAAACTGCCTAAGAGTTATCACGGATTCCCTGTATGTGACGGAAATACCTACGACATGAGGTATTTAGATCCTGCAAAGCATATCGTAGGTTTACACTACCACAGGGTAGCCAGTGACTACTATATCGATCCAAATGACGGTATAAGGAAGTTCAAAGCCCCGGACACTCCGTTTGTTGTAAAGGTCAACGATCCTGCTATAGATTGGGTTTTTTAGACCAGAGATAAAAAAAAGTTGGGGAAAAGTTTGTATAATCCAAATATTTTCCCTAACTTTGCACCCGAAAAGAGTTAGTAACAACAATTAAACATTAACGAATATGAAGAAAGAAGAAGTTTACAAAGATGGTAACAAGGTGTTGACTGATGCCCAGTATGGTGCATTTATTAGCACATTTGAGAGTGCCGAAGAAAAGTGCATGGAGATCGTTGATGATATTCGTGATACTATCACCAAGTTTATGACCGCACTCTGGGAAAATCGTTCTGCTACCGAGTTCGTTGGTGAGCGTTTTACTATCATCAATCGTTTTGGTGATATTACGTTTATCGACAAGTATGTAGATGATACCAATGAGACCTCTCTGGAAGAGATTGATAATGAGAGTTTAGCAATGGATATTCTGGCAGACATGCTCTAAATAACATAAGACTATGGAGAAGAAGAATTTCTACGCACAAACGAAGAACCTGCACAATGAGATTGTGGCAGAGATCAAGAAAATAATGCTGGAACATAATAAGGCTGTGGTGGATCTGGCAGGTAGTCCTGCCCCACACGCTTTTATCGTCGGTGTACCAGATTTCAATGCGGATCTGGATTATATGGAAGCCGAGGTGTTAAGCGTTATTCTGGAAGATGATAAGATCAAGTTTGATATTAATTGGGATCTGGATTCAGAAGAATATCTCGAAAACTATCCCAATGAGAACGGCGATATTGGTGATCTGTATGATGTGGTAAATGCCGACGATTTTGAGAAACTTTTGCCCTGTGCCGGGATCTCTGGTGTCTATGACTCTGTTTGTGAGTATCTGGAGTATGGTTACAAAGGTGATAACGACGAAGATCTGGAGTGATATGGTTAGTAATGTAGCAAAGAGTTATCTAGAGACAGCCCACCGGGAAATAACAGTAGCTTATAACAGGGCTAAACAGGATGGGGCTAATGATCAAGAGTTAAGCATGATTGAAAATGTAGCAACATGTATTAAACTAATAGCGAATTTATAGAGTGATGCTTCCATAATTTCAATTGTTTTAAGTTTTTTTAAGAATCAGAATTGCAGAGAAATTTGTGATTCTGATTTTTTTTATATATCTTTGCACCAGTTACATTTAAGCATTAAACGACATGGAGAAAGACGAAAGTAAGATTTTTGAAAAGATGTACGGTAAAAAGGTCTGTACTGAGAAATTGAATGTGGAAGGCTATAAGAAACCTATCCAGTTTGACATTTACGATGGATATGCTGTTTGCCCGGATCACCGAGGTCACAGGATCGAAATGACATACCCAACGATGAAAGCTATAAAGGATTCTAAGGAGTTCTCAGACGCTATTCTGGAGTATATTAGTGGTATTACCAACGTGGACGAAATAAGCGTCCTACACTCGCTTATAACGTTTGCTACGGTATATAAGGACGGTGTAGAGATCCCGGCTACCTAATATCGATTATATTAAACGCTTAAAATACTTTTATTATGATGAAGAAATATACCGTTCAATTAAACTATAACGCCTCGATCATTGTCGATGTAGAGGTGGAGAGTAGCCCCAATGCCGAGGGCGAAGCCCTGGAGAAAGCAAGAAACATTGCCGAAGATGCAGATATTCGAGAGTTCACCATTGGCTGTGAACGTGAAAGTCAGATACTTCGACAGGGTTAGTTCTTCATAGTTTTTATTGTTTTAATTGTTAGTTTGTGGGCATAGGATGATCCTGTGCCCTTTTTTGTAAAGAAACACGAAAACTTTATATCACCTTATAATATTTTTCTCGAAAAACTTGTATATATTAGATTTATTTCTTATCTTTGCATCGTCATAAGACAAATAACAACTTAAACAATAAGCATTATGGTAACAATTAAAGACATTCAAATTGGAACAACGTTTTGTGAGCCAGAACTCGTACACCCACATAACCAGATGATGACCGTCACAGGCATCAAGTATAACAGAAACGCCGGGAGACCTGTAAGAGACATGTGGGGCGGTGAAGTCTGGTCTGAACCATTTGCTACCATTGAAGCTGTTGGCAGCATCACAGGTGAGAAGAAATGTTACGCCGTACAGAGTGAGGATTCCGACCTGTCTGATTGGCTCACATTCTGTAGCCCAGAGGAACGTATTGAGAGGATTTACCAGAATCGGCGTGAAGAAGTGATCCGGGTAGCCAACAGGAATCTGGCAGAGATTGTACAGAAGTTACAGGACGTTAGAAACTACCCGTCGCAACTTGATAAGGATCAGAACATGAAGAATCTGATTGAACATGTTGCAAAGGCTATGCTCGAAGTATTTTAGCAAATATATTCTAAAAAAAGGTTAAAGAATTGCAGAAAATTAGGGAATTTCTTGGATAATTCCCAGATTTTCCCTAACTTTGCAGCGTCATAAGACAAACAACAATTAAAACATTAAGATTATGAGTACAAGGTCATTTATTATTCTGAAAGTCCGTAAGGAGGACATAGGAAAGGTGATGAAATTCAATGAGGGTCTGCTCCCCAAGCCCCTTGACAAGTGGCAGGATAAAGATCGAGAGGGCAAGGTCTGGCGTGATGAGACAGGACAGGACAAATGTCAGCCTGTGGAGATCGGAGACCAATTTATCGGCATCTATTGTCATTGGGATGGCTATCCAGAGGGTGTTGGTGCTGAACTCACAACGTTCTTCAAGGACTATAATTCTGTGCTGAATCTGATTCTGGGAGGCTCGTGTAGTGCTATTGATAGTGGTGTCGTTCGCCACTATGCCAACAGACAGGGTGAGGAATGGAAATACCTCGTGCCCTCGAATGGTAAGAGCCGGGCAGCATTAGCCAGATTAGGCAGACAGGCTTGGGCTGAATATGCTTACTGCTTCGATGAGGCTACAGGATGGAAGTATGCCGACCTGTTGAATAAGACTATTCGTTTTAAGGTGATGAAATAATACTGTTCATTCATTCTGCGGGGTCTGGGTGAGACAGCAGTTTGTCCACCCAACCCTTTTTAAAAGAAAGTAGATTAGTATGGAATATGTAAAAGTATCAAAGGAACTTCTGGATAAGCTAACGCTTCTGTGTGATCTGTCGGAGTTCAGCAGCAACCCATCGGCAGCGAAGATCGCCAGAGAAGCCCGGTGTGAGATCGATAAAGGTTTAGAATACGTATAATAACATATTAGTATGGAGCATACAACAGAGTACTTAGGCTACCTTGTAAAGGAGCGCATTGGTGGTATGGACGTATACGACGAGGCTGGCAATTACGCCTGTGAGATCCCCAGAATGACATTGGATGATTTCACCTACGACGGAAAGATCAGCGATGCGGAACTCGAACAGGCGATCAAGGAACAGATCGAAGTGGAACAGTTCATCGATGAGCAGGGAGCTTGGATGTAAAAAATATCCCCACAAATTTGTATTTCTCGAAAAAAATAGATATCTTTGCACAAAAGTAATAACATCATTTAAATAGAGAAACTTATGAGTGGAAAAAAGAAATTGCTCAGATCCATCCAGAATATAAGAGTGGTTGCTAATCCGAGCAGAGTTAGGGAGAACCCGGACGGCACGAAGACACAGCTGTACAGGATTACTCCTATGCGTTAACGCAGAGAGTGTAAACGGAGTCTGGGATCTGTCCAGAGATCCCCGCTCCAAGTGATTAACCAATTAAAAGAGAGAGAGCATGAATAAGAAAGAACGCCCCCCGCCCACGTGGTAGGATAACTCTACTTTATAATTTATATAAATCACAAGTCCTGTGGGCACTACCCACCACATTCTGAATTTTCGGTTGAATAAATAACAACATCCGGGATGTTCGCAGGCAATAGATAATAATCCCCGATCTCCGGGGATTTACATAGCCCCATTTAGCTCAGTCTGGTTAGAGCATTGCACAAGGTGCAGGGGTCACAGGTTCGAATCCTGTAAGGGGCACAATGCGTTGTGATAATGCTTGTATTCATATGGTTAATGTTTTTAGGGGTGAGCGTGACCAAACTGGTTGCGCTCTTTTTTGTATCCAAATGTTAAAAAATACTATGACCTTATAAGTTTTTCACTAAAAAGTTGTGTATATTAGATTTTTTTCTTATCTTTGCACTCGAAATATTAAACATTATAATACAATAGAATTATGAGCGAATTTAAAAACATTCAAGACGTGCTTTCAGATGGCACAACAGAAGTTTACTCACTTGGAGTAACGCAGGATCAGCACGAAATCGTGATGAAGATTTTGGAGGGTGGTTTCAGCCGTAGGTATGGTAACTACACGCTCGAAGAAGCCGACACCGAAATGGTAGAGAGTTGGATTGAGGAAGCGAAGAACGATCCAGAGCCAGATCAAGAGTACATTGACTATCTCGAAACTGCTATCAAGAATGGTGGTGATGTTTACACTCTCGAAGATTGGCTTGGTGATTTCCATCAGCCCGTCGCAGAAGTAGTAGTATATTATTAACAACTTAAACATAAGAGCATTATGGTAATAGGAGAATTAAAGGTAGTAAAGACTACAAAGGTAAAGAACAATCCGTATTACGGAAACTTCGAGATCACAGACACGTTCACCCATCACATCGTGAATGAGCAGTACATTGGTCTTGTGTCTCCCCAGAATGGTATTCACGTTGTTGTTAAATCAATCGACGGCGACAAACTGGACATCACTGTTGGTAAGTATGCTTTCACAGGTGAGATCGAAAAGGACTACGACGAGGACACAGAGTTTTCAACATCGTTTGGCTTCGGTGGACATCTGTACGAGATCACTGTTGATGCTCGTGGGCAGTTAATCTCTCTGGATGAATGGTATGGTATGGGCGATTTCGAGGACGGCAATGAGCCAGATAACCATTACACCAAGAAAAGCAATGGAATTAAGTGGGATCTTATAGATATGTAGAATTATGAGAAGAATAGCTATTATCGATCACGCCAGTCATGAACTGATGATCGAAGACATCAATGAGCAGGAACTGGAAAATCAGTACGGCGGTGACGAACAGAAGTATATCGACGATAATTACACCTTTGAGGGTGATTACTCGTGGGACTGGATCACAGATACACAGTATTTCCCAGAGGGCGAAAGTAATCCTGTTGATGTGGAATTTACGGATTGGATATAAAATATGTTAAAAATCCGGGCGTTTGTTGTATAATCCCCGGATTTTCCCTAATTTTGCAGCATCTAACAATTTAAATAATATAAGATATGAAAGAAATTACACTTTTGGTTTTAACCAGTCAGAACGATGATTCAGAAGCCTCACAGAAGAAAGAGGTTATGTTGTTCCCGTCTCTTGAAGCAGCTAAGAAGTTTACAATAGAGAAGCTATGCAATGATTTTTGGCTATCGCAGAAATGTGATACATACGCCAAAGTTGTCAATGAACTTTCTGAATCTGGTATTGATTGTGGCGTTATCGGCGATGGTATCAACGACAAAATTTGGTGGGAAGATGACGGTAAGGGAGAAGAATACTCCATACTGACGGTTAAGGAGGATAATGAGTTCTACGTTATTTAAATAGTGTTAAAAGTTTGGGGGTTTGTTTGTATAATCCCCAAATTTTCCCTATCTTTGCAGTCGAAAACAGTAAACAACATTGTATAACAATTAAACATTGAGATTATGAGCCATTTTTGTGGATTGGTGATTTTAACACCAGAGTATGCGAAAGTTAACGGCATGGACGATAGTCTTGCCAAGTATGATGAGGGCATTGAAATGCCAGAGTATCGTAAGTGCGATCTGTCTGACAAGGACAAACAGAGATTCTTGGAGTATTATCTGATTGATAAGTCAGAGGACAAACAGCTTCATGAAGCCTATAAGAAGTTTACTCTGGGCTTCATTACGTTTATGCGAGGCAAGAAAGGTTATCTGACACAGAAGCAGTATCAAGAGAAATATCCCAACGCTCGTAACAAGGAAACTAAAGAGGGCTGGGCTTCTGCTCTGATCTACGAGAATCCAGAGAAGTGGGTAGAGTATTTCAAGAAGGGTTATCCAGAGTTCTGGAACTCATTCGAGGAAACATATACCGAGTTTGGCGACGATTGGAATGGTAACAACTGGCGCAAAGATGAGGACGGCGTATGGGCTGTTTACAGCAGTTATAACCCAGATTCTAAGTGGGACTGGTATTCTGTTGGTGGTCGTTGGCGTAACTCGATAAAGACCAAATCTGGTGAGTTCGTGGATATGTGCAAGTTCGACGAGATCGATTTTGATCCATATTCAGATGACTGCTATGAGGATGGTAAAGACTGGCTTGGTAATCCCTGCAAAAAGCTGAAAGAGGGCTACGAGTGGCATTATGATAACAAAGATAATTTCCCATTCTGTGTAGTCATCGACGGCGTATGGTACGAGAAAGGTGACATGGGCTGGTGGGGAATGGTAGCCAATGAGAAAGGTGAAGAAGAATGGAACGGCGAGGTCGCTGCCCTGTTGGAGAAGATCCCGGCTGATTCCGATGTGTATAATGTGGATTTCCATATCTAAGGCGTATGTGGTTCTGTTTATTCATAACATTGGTTGTAGGTGTGATGATCTGGGACATTGTCTCAGATCCACACTTTACAGAAAAAATGAAGGAATTGGAAGAGGATTGAAAAAAATATCTCTGAAAATTTGTTTTTCTCAATAATTATTTATATCTTTGCACAGAATTTAATATTTATACTATATGAATCCAATAGTACGAGATTTTAATAAGGGTTTTGGTAACTGTATCTTTATGAGCAGAGAGCCGAAGAACCTGGAGAAGACCATCTTTGATAGTATGGTTAAGTATCAGTTTATGCCAGAAACTCCTACAGAGGTGAAGATCACTCCAGTAGACGAGTTACACGACAAGTTATCTTTATCGCTAGGTACAGATAGCTTGGAGGGTATTCTGACATGGCGTAAAGCTACAACAGGTGTTCATTATGTTCTTGAAACGAATGGATTCCAATTAATAGAGTAAATTGTGTTTTTCATGGTATTATAAGGTTTAGTTTTTTTATTTCCCCTCCAAGTCGTCTGAGAAGATAGTTTGGAGGGTTTTTTATGCGACGGTGGTGGAATGGTGTACACATCAGACTTAAAATCTGACAGATGCCGTCAAAAGCGTCTTGCGGGTTCGATCCCCGCCCGTCGTACCAGATCCCTGGACTTAAATAAGTACAGTTCACGTGTATTTAAAAAAAATATTGTTATTTTCTTGTTTAATCCAGATTTTTTTCTTATCTTTGCACTCGAAAACAGATAAACAATAAAGATATGAAAAGAACTAAGGTTAAAATCACAGACAGAAACGGATTCCATCACGAATATCCAGATGGAACAGGTTTTGGAGGCAGTTATGGTGATCCACATGTCGCTGTTCTTAGCCTCAATGAAGCAGAGTTTAAGGCTCTTACTCTTTTTATGGGTGAAGTAAGTCACGACATAGCCCTGTTCAAATTCAGTCAGTGTTGTGTGTTGACAGATTGGCACAAGCGGATCATCTGTAAGACATTTCCACAGATCACAGAACAGGTAACAATAGAAATACTATAAGACTATGAACAGAGAAGAAATGATCAAGACCATCCGGGATCTGGCAGGTGGTAAGATGGTATTCGATGAGAACTGGAACGTCCGGGTATCTGTAGGTGACGACAGACCTGTTTGTGCTGTCACCAAGAAATACATCTATCTGGGCTGTAAGTGTTATGTTAAGACAGTCTGGGAGAACGACGACATTCTGGTTAGTGCGATCCGGCGTGTCCCGGTTTGTGGCAGTCTGTATGGCGACATCACGAGTAAGGTAGAACTGGATAGTCTCTGTACAAGAGATCTCGAAGCAGTGTATGCTGCTGTTCTGGAGTATTTCGAGTGGCAGATCAACAGGATCGCCGGACTACAGCAGCAGCTTGATGAATGTATGAAATTCCGGATGAAATACAATAAAGTGATGAAGAAATAAAAAAAGTTGGTAAAAAAGTTGGTAGTTACAGATAATTTCCCTACTTTTGCATCCAGAAATTAAAAAATGACAAGGATATGAAATATACAAAGATTTATCAAGGCTTTAAGCCTAAGGCTGACATGTTGCTGAACTATCAATTGTGTAAAGCCTATTTCGGCGACAATGGTGGCGTGATTGACATGGTCGAGAGGATCTTGGCATCCAAGTTCGGCGGGCTGCACCCGAAAGATCAGATGGTGATTAGAGATCTACGAGGCAAACATAATCCTGTGGTAGAACTGCCCTATCATGACTTTAAGGCTACAGTGGAAGAGATCCTGGCAGGTTTCGTCGAACTGCGTTTTGATAAGATGGTGTTCGAGGTGCTGTCCAGAAAAGAGGGTTATCCTCTGGCGTTCCGGGATATTGTAGAAAGATATATCGATTGATTTACCATATCTTAAGTTTAGTTGTTTGACCGGGACGGCGTTTGTCCGGAGTGCTTCGCCGTCCCATTTTACAGGGAAGTAATTGCAGTAATGGCTTGTGCTGAGTCCCCGGTTACGGGACAATTCGAGTGGTTCGATTCCATGCCTCCCTACCAGTAAATTTCTTTCCATATCCATTGTTTGACCCGGCGGTAAATGTTAAAAAACGTTGCCGTCGGTTATTTTTTTCCCTAAAAACTTGTATATATTAGGTTTTTTTCTTAATTTTGCAGCCAGAAACCTAAGGATAGTCCAAAGGTACAACTTAAACTTTATAAGATTATGGGACAGTATTATAACCCTTGTGTGTTGAAAAAGAACTGGAAGACTGCTAAGAATCCAGTATGTGTATCATTGAAGTGCTATGACTACGGTAACGGTTCTAAACTGATGGAACATAGTTACATCGGCAACTCGTTTGTACGTTCAATGGAATTTCTGTTAGCCAATGTGTTCAATGGTAATCCTTTCGTCTGGGTTGGCGACTATGCCGATCCTGTGGAGACAAGAACAGGTGAGCATGACATTTACAGCGATGCAGGGCGTTATATCTACAAAGATTATGATGGGGACTGTGATGGTAAGTCAAAGGCTTACGAGGCGTTGAGAGGCACGATCCCTGCAATGCCAGAGTGGAAAGAGGGGCAGGTCTGGAATCCATACGAGACGATCCCTTACTACAAGTATTTGGTGAACTATACCAAAAAGCAGTATTGCATCATTCCGAAGAACAAAAAGGGCTGGCAGGTTCATCCGCTTCCTCTGCTCACCTGCTCTGGCAATGGTCGTGGTGGTGGTGATTATCGCCTCGAAGATAAGCGTGTAGGCTCGTGGGCTTATGACAGAATCGGTATCACCAATGACAGGGCTATGTTCAAGGGCTTCAAGCAGATTAGTGGCATCTTTAAGATGGACTACTAATAATAGTTAAAAGATAGGGGAAATGTTTGTATAATCCAGATGTTTTCCCTATCTTTGCACCTGTAAACAATTAAAACATTATAAGATCATGGTAAACGAAAACGTAATTAAGATTGGTTCTAAGGTCTCTTATAAAGGGGCTTGGGGAACACAGCCAGAAAAGGAAGTAACTATCGAGGGCATCGAAAAGTGCGAGGAAGAAGGCATGAAAGAGGGTAAACCTGTGGACGAAATCGACTGGTCTGAAAAGGACTATGGAGTGTACGATCTATCAGATGGGCATTGGTGCTATGGTTATCAGATTGTTTCACTAATAGGGTAGAGTTATGGCATTTTACGAAAGAAAAGAGAAGAAGCATTACTGCGGAAAATACAAGGGCATTGATGTCTGGCAGTATGGCATGATGATAGGTAGTGGCTGGTATGGAGATTTCTACGTTACCGTACCTCGTGGTAAGACGAAGCGACAGATGAAAGTGAATGACAGCGTTTGCAGGTCTCTGGAACTTCTGAAAGATTATGTGAATAGGCATTTGGACGAACTTAAAGCGATGTGTCAATGACTACACAGGAGATTTACGATGATTTCTGGGCTTCTGTACCAGAGAGTGAGAAGCCGGAAGTTCTTGCAATGTTCTACGGTGATATGTCTGATGAACAGAAAGAGAAGTTTGTTAAACAGACAGGTGAATTAGTATCAAACAATATATTCTAACAATTAAGATTATGGTAAAGCAAATTAAATCAATTAATCAGTTGAAAAATATTTTGGCTGATGGTGAGACAAAGGATTTCTTCATCCTGTTAAACTACGGATTACGATCCAGTAAGGCTATGTCATACGATGGTGACAACACATTCTATGTGCTGAACGAGATCGACGACACAGAACAGGAACTGACAGAACAGGAACTGATGAACAACGAACTCACCAACATTGGTAAGGCTATCAATAATGGTGCATTCTATCTGGAGTGTTAGACTTAAATAAGTACAAGCCCTATAAAATAAAAACGCATGGCACGTATACGTATATTTCACGCTTCTGTTAATCCAGAGTGCTATAATGTAATCAAGCTGTCCAGAATGACGTTTGATGAGGCTGTAGAGTTCTTCGAAAATGATGAGGTCTGTGCCTGTAAGACAGGTATGTACACGGTAGATGATACAACTCCGCATGAGGACACATTACACGCCGACGACCCAACAGATACAATGTTGAACTGGGTAAAAGTTGACTGCTGTTATTGAGTTATAATATATAAACTATATAAAGTTATAAGAGTATGAAGAAAATGAAATTTGCGTGGATTAGTGACTGCTCGAAAGCTATCAACACGATCCGGATTAGCCTCAAGGTACAGGAGGCAAAGAACAAAGAGTATCGAACCCAGATTACTGCCGGATGGAGTGACCGGACACGAGACGACGAACTGGAGATTCTGCACAAACAGTTGACTGATGGTCGCCGGACAGTTAAGGCGTGGCAGACTGCCTTGCACGAGTTGAAACGATCTCGAAGTGTATATAACGCCGAATATGATCACATGCGCAACATTCTGTCTTCTGCTGCTGTAGTGGAGGCTGCTGCTGTAAAATGATCCGGCGTTTTCCTTAAAAGAAGTTAAAAGATCGAGGCAAAGTGTATGTGTTTCGATCTTTTTTCTTATCTTTGCACCCAGAAACCCAAGGGCAGTCCGAGGGTACAGCTAAATTTTAAGTATCATGGCAAAGTTAATCGCACGTTACCGTAAGGGTAACAACTTACTGAAAATCTTCGAGACGCAGCGCAATTCTGGTGGTTGGCTTCGAGGCGTTATGTATGAGTTCAAGTGGGATCATTCTGTATCACCAAACAAGTGCTATCTGGAGAAGATCTCTGCTGCCAATTTCTACGAGAAAGACGGCGATATGCAGGTGTACAGAGTACAAGAGTATTTCGGTATGAGAGACGCTAAGGCAGTCACTACAGACAGTTATATCGACGTTAATCACAGAGTGATCTGGAACAATACAGACTATAGTGAGTGGGAACGTTGTATGTTGATCGACTATCCAGATGAGGCTTCACGAGAGGAAGAAAACATCGAGATCAGCTATGAGCGTTATATGGAGGATATGAGTAACTACCTGTACGACGAGAGGGCTAATCTGGATATTCCTGTGGACGGTGTGATCGTTTGCTTCGCTGATCTGGGGCTGTGGGACGGTCATCATCAAGGAGCAAAGACATTCGGCAGTTATGTGAAGAACATCTTACGTTCCAACTGTGAGTTTAACGACTGGTACTGTGATCGCTATAATGTCCGCTGCAATGCTTCACACCATGACGGTACTAACAGTTACCTGTACAGAGTAGCCAGAGACGAGGAACAGGCTAACAGACTGGTACAGGCTATTGCCTATGAGGATATGACAGAAGAAGAGTTCAGAAAGGCTACCAAAAGCCTCAGACCTTATGTGGCAAAGGTGTACGGCTGGTAGAGACTTGAATAAGTACAACTCACGTATGTTTTAAAAAATATTAAAAGATGAGACTATTTGTTGGTAGTCTCGTCTTTTTTTTGTACCTTTGCCACCAGAAACCTAAGGATAGTCCAAGGGTGCAGCTAAACTTTATAAAATTATGGTAGCAACAAAGAGAATTAAAACAGGTATGAAGATTCGCCACAAGTTATTTGGTGGTGACACCTGTGTAGGTGTAGTAGAGAGCATCGAGAAGTGCAAGCCCGGCGAGAAGTATGGTAAACCAGTAGCCAGTGCTCCGGTAGGTGCGGGTAACTATGTATTGTGCCTTGACAATGGTCATTGGTGTTACGGCGACCAAGTTATTAGTATTATTAACAAGTAATACTATGAAGCCGAAGATTGATTTGAAGAAACTGGTACATGATACAGTTCTGGATTTCCTAAGAGAATCCGGCGATGGCTGGATGCAGTTTGATGGAGACAACATGTTTGAACTGTACGACCCAGAGACAAACGAATACCTGTATGTTGATAGCTTCTACCTTGACGGACAGTATAACCTGTGTTTTAAAGAAAATGAAGCGTATCATTCAACAGCAAACATCTGGTACTGGGAGACCATTAATGAGTGCAATTACGCAACTATTTACAACAGTATTTACGAACTTAAAGAGAACATTGAAAATGGCAAAGTTAGCAATTCTTGATTATAACAGTACCAGAGTTCTGGTTGTTGATGTCTGTGAGGCACAGATGGAGAAACTGGAGAACGATTATGACAGCAACACAGAAGACTGGCTGTCAGAGGAAGGACTGGATGATGAACTGGAAATCAGTATCAACGATATACACTATATGTGGCTTGACGACAGTGAGACCATCCAGGATATGACAGTTTGATAAATCTGTTAAAAGTTATTAAAAGATTGGGTTATTTGTTGTATAATCCAATCTTTTTTCGTACCTTTGCACCTGTCAAACAATTAAAACGAAAGAATATGGAAAAGTTTAGCAAAGTTTCAGAACCAAAGGAAATTGAGTTTTTCTCAATCGATTCAGATGGTAAAGGTGGAAAAGAGATTCACATTGGTGGTTATGTCTATCCAAGTGACACCGACGATGGTAAGGGTTATTGGCGCAATGTAGAGTTTAGTTTCTGCATTATCCCTTTGGCAGAGTTCATTAAGAACTTAGAAGAAGATGATGATTACATTGACACCATCGAGAGTGAGGTTAAGCAATACATTGGCGATTGCACCGACGATGAAGTGGTTGACATCATTAACAACTACTTTAATGGTAAGCCTGCTGATTACACCCTGCGGTATGGGGAAATTACTATGGACACTCCCTGCGGTAATTATTGTTTAGAATTTTAAATTCCTACGACTATGATGAAAGATGAAATTCAAAAGATACTTGACAACGAATCAAGTGAGTTTTTTGAGAGTTTCTGTGAGGTCTTGATAAACGAGATCAATTCAGACGATGAACGTTATGACAAGAAAGGTCGGCAGTTACTGCTGGCAGCTCTACAGAGCGACGATCCAGATGGACTATTTATGTCGCTATGCGGTTGGTCTTTGAGTACGTTAATTGGTAAAGCGAAGTTGAACGATGACTAATGTAATGGAAGTGGTTCTGGGCGAGATCAAAGCCCAGAACCCTAACCTAATAGAGAGACTGACCCAGAAGAGCCTGTGTGAGTCTCCAGACGAGCGCCAGACCCTGTACGGGGATCTGTTGGACTGGTTACGAGATATGTATTCTTATTGTCTTGATGGTTGGGATCGTGACGAACTGGCTAAGTATCTGATCGGTGACTATGTGATCCATCACCCAGAATGTTTAAGTATAACAATTAAATAAAATAGATATGAACGGAGTAAAAAAAGCAGCATTAAGAAAGATGGTTAACGATCTATTCAGATCCAATCCAGAGGGATCTGTGATCGAGTTTGTCTTGAATGATAAAGTAGCAGGATCATACCAGATCCCAGTTAATCATTTCGTAACTCTGGATAGTAAGACACCAGTGGACTGGTTAAATCAGTTAGTATTCGAGGTAGAACTGAATAGCCTTAAAAATCCCAAAGTGAATCTTCGTATCAGACAATGAAGTGAATATATAACTTGTGTACTTTTGTTTTCATTAAATGATCCTCCGGAGTGTCGTGAGATTGTGCCGGAGCTTTTTTATTTTTTCTTATAATAATTGTTTGACGACAGGGAAGCAACAATGGAAGTTGCTTCCATTTTTGCTTTTTTAACACTAAAAATTTGTGTATATTCGATTTATTTTGTACCTTTGCACCAGTCAAACCAATTAAACGTTATAAGATATGGAAAAGAATGGAATTAATTTCGAGGTTATTCCTCACTATGTAGATGAGATTCTTGTTGATGATTCAAACACTCACAAGTCTTTGATCAAGAAAGCCAATGGTGTTCTGATCGAGTATAGCATGGGCAGTAAGTATGAGTTCAACGAAGGTGGCGAGTGCCCCATCGAAATGGAGTTCTACGATGGTATTGCCATTGCTACTGATGGTTGTGGTCTCTACATGACCTATCCCAAACTGGATGATGTTGCTAAATCACCTGCACGACAGGATAGCATACAGGATTATACTGGGATCTACGACGGTCAGATCAATCAGCATGACGTTGCCCTGCGCTATGGTGTATTGAAGTTCGGTGAGGAACATCAGAAGGTGACAAAGAAACTGAACGATCATGCACTGGAGCATGAGACACTGGTTGTTATGTCGGGTGACATTTTCAAGGAGATCTATAACATGGAGCATGTGGAAACATTCGATCAAGCAGGTAGATTGGTTCGTGACGCAGCCCTGCGTTTTGAGAAGAAATGGCAGGAAATGAAAGCCGACGATAAGGATAATATGTTGGACTATATTCTTGAAATGGAAGATTTCGAGTTGACGGAACTGGAGAGACTGGCGAAGATCTACGATTGCTAAATAATATTAAAAGATTGGGATAATCCATTGTTATTTCAATCTTTTTTTGTACCTTTGCAATGTCAAACCAATTAAACGTTATAATACAATACAATTATGAACATCAAGGAAGTAAGAGACAATCTCATTAAAGATTTGGAGAATGAATACACTCCAACTGAAATAGAGTTGATTGACATCCGTTTGGATGAAATCGCTGAAATGGAACACATGAGTCTTGAAGACTTGGACTACTATTGCACGGCTAATTCAAGTGAAATGTTTGCTTGTATCTTTGACTACAAGGAGTTTGATAAAAAGAATTTTGAAGTAGATTGATTATGGAAGTAAGAATTAAATTTGATGCTGACATTGTAATCACAGGTGATACGATGCAGGACGTAAGAGAGAAGTTTGAGAGTATGGAACTTTGGTCACAGAAGGCTAAAGATTGCCATGTAGAGTTTAGCGAAATCCAGTTGATTGAGGATGCTGATACCTATAAGGATTTGCGACACGATTACGATCATTGTTTTGATACTGGTGGGGAGTAATCCCTGCCAAGTATCGAGACTTGAATAAGTACAAATAGCATAATAATAAAAACATATACACACATGATGAAAGTAGGAGAACAATGGTACGAAAGTTGGGTAGGATGCACAATTAAGTGTGTTGAGGATCATAATAATGATGGTTGCTGCGCCTGTATATTCAGTAAGGTATTAAGCGACGGCGAGAGTTCTTGCCCAGAGAGAGTATATAATCGTTATCCCTGTTATCATAGTGACAGGGAGGACGGAAAAGACGTACACTATGTGAAAGTAGATACTAACAATAAAAAAGATTAAAACTATGGCAGACGTAAAAGCATTTATCAAGAAGTGGGATGGCAGGACATTACAGGATGATGGTTGTCGTGTCTCCAAAGAGTTTCATTCGTTTCAGATCGCATTTATGAACGCAATGAGGAAGATCGCTGCCTCACTGGGTGGTGAGGTGGTTAATCCCTGTTATGGTCACTATGACATGTCGGGTTTCGTGAAACGTGGTGACAGGTATGTGTATTTCTCTTATAGCAATGCCTGTAACTATGGAGGGCGTAACTATGCAGCTTTGACGGATCGGCATTATTCTTATTATAGCCTCCCTCCCCTGTTGCTGCGCACGGCAGCACACGATCACGACTGGACTGGTGGTGCAAACAATAACACGTATTTCAACATGTGTGAGACAATGATCGACGATCTGTTGAACACGCCACATAAACCATTCTGAACCCCTGTGAGGCGTTTTTACCCTGTCGGTGGACAATTACACTGGCAGGGTATTTTTGTGCTGCCAGCGACGATCTATCAGAGTCCGGATGCTGCCAGGTCGCCTGGATCTGCCCCAGAAAAAAGTTTTACAAATGAAATCCCTATATAGTATATATGATCCGGACTACCTCCGATTTCTTTACAACGGAGAAAAAGATCTAAAAAAAGTTCTCTAAAAGTTTGGTAGTTTCGATTTTTTTTCGTACCTTTGCACCCGTCAAACCAATTAAACGTTATAAGATATGGAAAAGAGATTTAATGTAAATGAGTTCATCTTTGGTAGAACTAAGGCAGAGAAGAAATTAGAGGTATTAGACAACCTAAGTGCTAATGACCTGCGTATGGCAACCAATGAGACTATCCTGCGTATCTTTAAGGAGTGCAGGGGAAAGGATGATGATGGTAAGCCCCGTGACAAGTTCTACATCAAGAATGACCGCAGGGTTGGTAATTGCCTTGGTGGTAGCAACATTTGGAATTCCACCATCGAGTTTATCCATGAGTATAAAGGTCGTGCCTGCATTGAGTTCTATGTGCAGAACACCAAGACCGATTGGGGAGAGTGTGTAGAGTATAACACCTTTAAGAGTGGTACGGAGTTTCGTGGTTATTCTGAACATCTTGGTACATCGTTCAGATATGATAACAACGACATCGCCAACGTGATTCGCTGCATCCTCAAAGAGTTTGTGTACTACAAGTATATAGAAAAGGCAGAGAGAGAGCGCAGGGAGAAGTTTAATACCATCGCAGGGTGGAAAGTAATTAACCCCGTCTATAACTATTTCTATGAGAAATGGGATTGTTGGCATCGCATGGAGTATAACGATAGCCTTCGCAAAGCCTACTATGCAGGTAAGAAAGCCGTTGAGGAATATGCTAAGGAGAATGCAGAGGAACTATTCGGTAAGTCGGTAGAGGAACTGCAAACCATCTACAAGCAGGTATTCAGAAAGGCTGCTGATTGGGATTGATTTCAATGTTTGTATTTGGCATAATTTGATTTTTGTACGTGTGTATGGTGTGGCTGGTTGCTTGTGAAAGTAGCCAGCCACAAACTTTTTTCTTAAAAATCCTTAAAAAATGGCGATAAATGATGCAGTTTAAAAAATAATTCGTATATTTGCAAACGAATCCCACACACAACGATAGTGGGTATAGTAAAACAACTAAATTCTTAAAGTTATGCCAAACGTATTTAAGCCAATCAATGTAGGTAAGAAGAACCCATCAACCACCAAGCGTAATGACGAGTTGGATATGTATCTCAGAGACATCAAGAGATATAGTCAACTCAGTATCGAAGAAGAAACAAAGCTGGGCGAGAAGATTCAGAGTAGTCCAAAGGATTACAATGGAAAGCCGACTGATCGTAGGAGCGTTGATGCGCTGGTAAATGGTAATCTCTCATTTGTGGTGTCAGTAGCCAAGCAATATGAGAACTGCGCCAATTGCCTGACGATCCTCGACCTCATCAGCGAGGGTAATATAGGTCTCGTTGAAGCAGCCGAGACATTCGATCCGACCTATGGCTTTAAGTTTATCAGTTATGCGGTAAACCACATCCGTATGCACATCCTTAGTGCTATCACAAAGAAAGGTCGTGTCGTCAGCGACTATCACAAGGGAGTAACCAGCCATCACACCAGCCTTGATGCACCAGTATCTGATGATAACGATACAATACTGGGCGACATCATTTGCACCAGCACCGATGCAGAATCATTCCGCAATGAAAGCCTATCTGATGACATTATGAGGGTTCTCAATGGTGTTTTAAAGCCGAAAGAACTTAGTGTCGTTTGCCTTATGTTTGGTATCAACACACCAGCAAAGAGACGTGATGAGATAGCCGATGCGCTGGGTTATTCGTTTGAGGGTGTTAGACTGATCGAAGAAAGGTCAATTGAGAAACTGCGCAATAACGAAAGGGCAATGCAGTTGCTTGCAAAGTATCTTAGTTAAACAATATAAACAATAAAGATTATGGCAAAACAAAGAACATTTGGAGATTTAAAGCAAGGATCTTATTTTTGGTCGGCTAATTCAGAAGGTATTGACAGGAGAAGTGTTGGGCACATAACGATTGATGAGGATGAAGTTATATTCAGTACAAGTTACTATGTGCCAGCACAACACGTTAAAAAGGCTGATAGGGCGATTGAAAATGAGCCTGCAAGGATTTACTGGTACGTTGATAAGAAAGACGCTCAGAGGAAAGCAATAGTTCTTAAAAAACAATCTATCAAGAAGATGGAGCAAGAACTATCACGTATGTATAGAGAATTAGCCAATATGATGGATAAATATAAAGTATGGTAATTTTAAAACAATAAGATTATGAAGTATAACGCAAGTTTCAGTTTCTTCATTGAGAATGATGAAAAAGACAGGTTTGAGAAAGTTCTATCAAGGTTGCTGGAGATCGATGAGATCGTTGACCTAGATCACTACGATGACGGGGAGGACTATTGTATTGATTGTCTTGCACGTATCGAGATCAAAGACAGAACACCACACAATAGGGTTGTTGATGCAATATCCAATGTAATCAATAGCTGGATGTCTGATTGGTATGCTGCGTGGGATTTCCACTACGTTAATGGTAATGGATTCGAGTGGCAACCATAAGTTAAAAGAATATAAAAAATCCGGATAATTGCACGTTATTACGGATTTTTTTGTATCTTTGCAACGTCAAACAAAACTTATAAGATCATGGAAGAAAAGAAACAAGTAACAAGAGAGAAACTGACATCAATCCTTGCAAAGCATATCAAGGAATGTCAGAAGAACATGGGTGACAAGACTAACGTTAATGCACCTATCAAGTATGAGAATTGGAGTTGTGGTATGGGGCGAAACTCCAAGTGGCATCATACAGACATTATTGTGTATGGTCAACCAAACAAGATCGGTGGCTATCCCAACAAGACTACTTACACCTTCACAGACAAGGAATTGACACAAGAGCAATTTATCTATATGCTGAAAAATGCAGTAGCACAAAGTAAGGTAAATGCAAAGGTGTTCTATGACGAGTATGGTGATGGTTATTGGACTGATAAGGAATATCGTTTCAAGAGAGTAGAGATCTTCGCAAAGCCTTGCAAGGAGTTCAATGCTCTGTGTAAGTATGTTGAGAAATACACACGTCATACTATCGGCAACCTTGATGTGTATTACGTTGATGTCTGTGGCAAACGTTCTTCATGGAGTGATAGCGGACGTTATTACTACCTTTGCTACGATGCTAAGGAGTGCAAGAAAATACTTGATGCTATCAAGGCTAAGAAAGGCTCTAAGGACACTTTAAAGGTCTCTGTGGATGAATATTTTGATCATGGTGATGAAGGTGATTACAGATGTGCTCAGTATCAAGAATCAGAATGGTATGGGCATCGTGGTAATAAGATCTGTGTAGAGATCACCACACCATCGGGTAAGGTCAAGTTAAATAAGGAGTTCTATTTCTGAACTCCTTAGACTTGAATAAGTACAATACCCCTATTTCATGCACATATATAAACTAATAAAACAATAAGCAATATGGATTTTAGAAAGATGAACAGAATGGAGAATGCAGCGACCATGAGACGTTATCTGCTGAAGGAGCAAGGCTATGATGAAGACGTAGTGAAAAAGATGTCTTATGCCGAGTTAAAAGAATGCTATGACTACTATCATGAATGAGATCTGAAAAAGGTGATCCGGGTAAACCAGGTATGATCCTGGTGCGCCTGGAGATCCTGGTATGATCCTGGTGTGCCTGGTATGATCCTGGTACACCAGGTTTTTTTATCCAGGCAACCCTGGAGACCCCAGGAATGATCCAGGGATGATCCTGGAATGATCCAGGGACGATCCAGGAAACCAGATCAGATCAGAAAGATCTTTACAACAGATCACCGCCAGATCCCTCCAAGATCCCCGACTGGCAGGGCGTTTCCGGCGTTTGTTAAAAATATATAATGCACCGAAAAAACTGGAATAATTGTGCGTTATTTCAGTTTTTTTTTGTACCTTTGCAGCAGAAACCCAAGGATAATCCAAGGGTACAATTTAAAAAGTTATATAATATGGCAAAGAGAACAAAGAAATTGGAAGAAATGCTTTCTGAGCATTGCTACAATGAACTGAGAGAAAAGGTAATGCAGTACGTTGGCGAGGGTGCATTTGACATCGTATTCCCTGCTATCAAGAAAGCATTGGAGAAAGGTGACAGGGACACACGAAATGACATTCTTATTGAGTGGCTGGATATGGATTCCTGCCGAGTATGTGACGAGTGTGGTGCAATCATGGAAGAGGGCTGGTATCTGAATTGTATGGGTTATGCCTGCTCTGATGAATGTGCTATGAAGATTATGGAAGTGCCCGACATGGAGCATTTTCGTAGGTATCGTATCTATAAGGAGGACATCGACCAATACCTTGAACAAGAGGGCAAAGGACGTAAGGAAGAGGATTTGACCCAAGAAGAGATTGAAGAGATTCTTGATGAGATTTGTGACAATATTGATGCCTGCTATACTGAATGGTATTGAAGTGAGTATTAAATGTTAAAAGACTATAAAAAATCGGGATAATTGCACGTTATTCCGATTTTTTTTGTACCTTTGCAACCAGAAACCTAAGGGTAGTCCGAAGGTACAACTAAATCTTATGTATTATGGCTACAAAGAAAACAAACATCGAGAGTCGTTCACTTAGTGTTATCGCAGCAGAAATCCGCAAGGACTGGAAGAAGCCGTATTTCGGTGCTGTGCCCTATCTCCAAGCAATGATGTGTCTGGATAACATCAACGATAACTACGGCTTTGACACTGGCAAATCTATCGTACTCTATTTCCTTGCTAATGCAGGAACGTGGAAGGGCGAAACCGCCAGACGTGTCAAGAAAGAATTAAATGCTATGGCTAAGTAAAGCCGTAGCACGTTCTTCTCCCGATCATTCCGGTGATCGGGATCTTTTTTTCTAAAAAAATCTTAAAATATTTGGTAGTTTAAAATATTATTCGTAATTTTGCAGGCAGAAACCTAAGGGTAGTCCGAAGGTATAAATAAAAAAACTAAGTGATATGATTAACGCAGAAGAAGCAAAGAAGTACACGAAGGCTTTTGAGCCTAACAAGTGTCACGTTGACGAAATTGAAAGTCAAATCAAGAGAGGTAACAAGCACATTCAAGTGTGGACTACGGGATATTGCAGGGATTATGCAGAAGACCTCGCAGAGTATTGCCGTCAGCAGGGTTTCACCAATGCACGAATAGAGGACGTGTATAACCGCAGGACGGGTGCGAAAGGTGGAAACTATCTCGCTATCGACCTCTAAAGAAATAATGCCTACCACTACAATGGTGGTGGGCATATTTGTTAAAAGACTATAAAAAATCGGGATAATCCATTGCTATTCCGATTTTTTTTTGTACCTTTGCACCATCAAACATTTTAAAACATATAAAAATTATGGAAACAATAGAGAAAATCAAGGCGATTATTCGCAACGAAAAAGTAGGTGATGCAATGTTTAACTTGTGTGACCGCTGGCAGGATGAAAGCCAGTACGAGGACATTAACGACTATGCCAAGACAATCTTCGGTGTAGTGACGAAAGAGTTCCCCGACTATGGTACAAAACTGATTGGCGCAACCAAACGACCTTTCGGACTGAAAATGCAAGTGGACGATAAGAAATTCCACGTCTATTTGAAGATTGAGGGCGGCTATATGAAAATGTATGCCAAGTTAATCTAATGTCTGACAACTAAAACGATAAGGATATGAAAGAGTATTTGAACCAAGTTTCCAGTATTGAAAACCTTGAAGAAAACGGTGAGTTCTTTGACGAACTGGTAAAGAGCATCAAGAATGGTCGTGCAGACCGTGTAGTGAGTGAAATGGTGATGATCGCACATTCAGATCGTGACACAATGACCTACAACGATCTACTGGATAGTGCAAGGTCACTGAATGAGCGTATCGTCTATGACAATGGTCTGTACGTTCTTACAGCCAGTAACGACATTATCACCCTTTATGAATACGTCGGAGCAGAAGATATGTTGGGCGATGAACTGGAGATCGGTGACAAAGTGCTTTGGGCAGATCCCGATGATGATGCCCGTGATCTAAATCGTGTTTGGGAAGTGTATGCTATCCAGTCAGAAGAACTGGTGAAGATCTCCACTGGTAAGTTAGGCGAAAAAGGATATGGTGAAGCAGAAGTGCCACCCTCTGAACTGGTGAAGAAGTCCAGTATTATTCATGTCGAAGTGATATAAGACTGAAATAAGTACAAACTATCATAATTAGATAATTTCTGAAAGCCATATTATATATTTTAGATGTTAAACATTAATTCCCGTGCCAGTAGTGATACTCGCACGGTTTTTTTATTCCTCACGCCGTCGCCCGGCTGATCCTGGTTATCCTGGAGTTACCAGGTGCGATCCTGGCTATCCTGGTTGCCTCAATTGTACCAGGTGAGACATGAGACACCACCGGGCACAATCCTGGTACGCCTGGTCGCCACAGGTGAGATCCGGGCAGATCCGGCATTAAACTATAAGACTTAAAAAAGTACAAGCTATTAAAATAATCATATAATGCGCATAGATGCCCCTACAATGCCCTACAAGCGCATAACGGATCGCATGTGGATAATTATACCACCGATCAAAATCTAACGTTTGTAGGGCAAAATAAACCAGTCATGTTTGAATAGATCCAACGATAGCAAAATAATTGGTGCGATAAATAGTCATTCAATATGTTCCTATTATAGCATAACGTAGTTATGCCATAGTAGGAATATTATTGAGGATCGGAGCAAAGTAAACCATTTTCAAAGGTGTGTAAGATCTTTTTACCACCACAAAAATCACTATATAGTATATATGGCAGTGTCATCCGGATTTTGTCAAAGTTTTTTTATCTCTGAGTAGCTGGTTTCAAAAATGATCTGTATATTGATTCTTCTCCCTGCATTTGACGCTGGAAACCAGTGTACGGATCAATTATTAATCAAATGAAATTTTCCTTAAAAAATTCGAAAATATTTGCAGAAATGAAAAACACTTTGTAATTTTGCAGCCGAAAATGTTTAATTTAATTTTTAATAATATGGCAAATATGACTTTCAGTAAGTACCAAATTGCTATTTTCAATGAGGTTGAAAATGGTTGCACAAACTTAGCTATTAATGCAGTTGCTGGTAGTGGTAAGACCACCACAATTGTAGAGTGCTGCAAACGTCTTAGAATGAGAAAATTTGACGTTAAGTTTCTTGCATTCAATAAGAGTATAGTGGAAGAACTTAATACTAAAATCGGCAACGTTGCTGATGTTAGTACCCTGCACTCTTTCGGGTATTCTATTCTTCGCAAAGTTAACCCAAAGGTTAAGTATTTCTATGGTAAATACACCACCGCTATTCGTGATTACGTTCGTGATTTAGACGGACAGGATAACAGTAATTTTGTTGCTATAGTAAATAATACTAAAAAGATATTCGATCTTTGCCGTGTTAATCTGATTACTGATAGTGACGTTAACGCTATCAATGAAATCTGTGATGAACACAATATCGTACCACTTGGTAGTGAAATTACAATCGTTCGTACAATGCTCAAAGACTGCTATACTCTGGATAGCAATGACCCTAAGATTGATTACACCGACATGATTGTACTCCCGTTATTCTATACTAACTATATTCCCAAATATAAGATAGTCTTTATTGATGAATGCCAAGACCTAAATGCCGCACAACGTAACTTAATGCTGGCTGCTGCTGCAAATGGTCGTTTCATTGCGGTTGGTGATAGGAATCAGGCGATTAATGGTTTCGCTGGTGCTGATTGTGAATCGTTTGATAAGATTGCCAGCATACCAGCCACTAAAGAGTTACCTTTGAGTGTTAACTATCGTTGTGGTCGTAACATGATTGAATTAGCAAAGCAGATTGTGCCAGCTATTGAAGCGCATGATAATGCAATTGATGGAGTAGTAACCAGCGTTAATGAAATAAGTTTAGATCTATTCCAGCCTAATGATATGGTTCTTTGCCGTTCGGCTGCTCCCTTAGTTTCAATGTGTCTTAAACTGATTAAGGCTGGTGTTACTGCAATCGTTAAGGGAAAAGACATTGCAGATGGTCTTATTAGTCTTATTGAGAAATCAAAGACTAAGACTATTAAAGGCTTTGAAACTTGGGCTGAAAATGAGAAAAGCAAACTGGCTAAAGACATTGCTAAGAAAGATAAAATAACACCAGCAGAGGCAACGGAAACAGGTAGATATATAGCATATTGTGACCGCATTGATTGTATCTTAGCCGTCGGAGAACATACCAGCAACTTAGATAACGTTAAGCAGACTCTTAACAATATCTTTAGTGATAACAACATTAAGAACGCTATCAATCTTTCGACTTGTCACAAATCAAAGGGGCTGGAATCTGACAGGGTCGTTATCCTTCTCCCTAATAAATTACCACTATGCTGGAAAGGGCAAAAGGATTGGCAATACCAGCAGGAAATGAATCTGAAATATGTCGCTCTGACAAGAGCAAAGAAAGAGTTAGTATTTGTAGATGTAGAACTTAAAGACCTATTGAAAGTGGAATTTAAGAAATAACACACCAGCAAACCAGCACACCGAAAGTGCTGGTTTTTTTTTATACCTATACAATCAGACTGAAATAAGTACAATGCATCAATTAAAAGCACACATAAATAATGCCCGTACACCTATCTACATTTGTCTACAATCGCATAACATATCAAAGGTGGACAACTATACCTAATACGCATACATAAACGATTGTGGGCGATAAAATATGTTAAAACAATAACTAACAAAAACCATATATAGTCTTTTATGTATTAATGTTACGAAGTAACACAATACATTAAAGGCATATATGACCTGCATAATAGATAGCACAAACAATAATCAGATAATAAACACATTCGATCCGGTGTAAAGAATTTTGATCACAGCAAAAATCACTATATAGTTATATAGCATTTCAGCATCCGGATTTTGTCAAAGTTTTTTATTTTTAAACTTATACGTATGAAAATTGCCTTATGGATCGATCCGCTTTCGTATATTTGTAACCAGAAACCAATGCACTAAGCAAAGGTAATAACTTAATCCAATATGAATATGGAGAAGAACAAATTTTTAGCGAAAGCAGTTAGTGAGTGTTTAGACAAATTAGGCTACATTATTGCAGCCTGTGAGTTTGACGAACAGGGCAACATTAGTGACAGGTTATTAAACCGCCTGTATGCTGCACAGGATTTAATTGAATTGGTTGAAAATGAGTTAAAGCAAAAGGGCGCAATTTAGCCCTTTTTGCTATCTCGGAGTTAGCAATTTTAGGTATGGTCTTATAAAAAAGACGTCTTTTTTAATAGAAAAGCACTTTTTTTCGAAAAAAAACCGCAAAAATGTTTGGTGGATGAAAAAAAAGTCGTACCTTTGCACTGTCGAAAGACAAAAAGAGTTCTTTGAAATGCTGAAACAAAACGTAACTAATAACTGCAATAAGTTATTTGGCGATAGTGGAATAGACACATAAATTCACTTGCCTATCTTATAGGCATTAAGTTTCACTTTTAATCATATTATGGTTATGAAAAAGAGTTTTATTAAGACCACTTTGAACGTGGTTATGTCGGAGTTAATTAACGTGGTTAAGTTTTTCAAAGGTTGCACCTTTGTTAGTGTTGTTTGGTTTAGCGACAACGAATCTATGAATGATAAGTTAGTGGCTATGAAATCAGCAGACGGAAAAGGTCGTGCGCTGAAAGCGAACAATCCGCTTTTCAATCGCTTAACTGCAATCTCGGTTGGTACAAACCTGCAACTCGGAATCGATTACGGAAAGTCAGTCAATAACAGGCTGAAAAAGGCAGGTATCGATGAAAAGTTTGAACCCGAACCTTTAAGGTGGGGGCATTGGTTTGAATACACCAACGAAAAAGGCGAAAACGTTTCTTGTTTCCCACGACTGATAGAGCATAAGGATAAGATGTATCTCCGCTTGTATAAGGCGAAGAATACGAATATTCGCATTGCTTACTACCTTGATGGTAATCGGGTATCTTACGATAGCATTAAAGACTATCTGAAAGAAGAAAACCACGAAAGCGGAAAACAATCTGCATTAGGCTTGACCGAAGAAGAGCAGGCAAAGCCATTCACTCCGAAGTTTGAAACCATTCGAGTGATGAAAATCAACCACACCACATACAACGTGGTCGGATAAGAAAAGGCGCATCCATTTGGGTGCGCTTTTTTTTTGCCCATAATCCTGCTGGCTGGTTGTGCTGGCTACCAGGAAACAATCCAGGTGATCCAGGATCGTGCCTGGCGAACCTGGCTGGATCTAACTACTATTATCAGCCACATATATAACAAATATCAATACTTTCGATTTAGGGGCATTTAGAAGCCCGTCAGCGGGCTTTTATATTGTTTGGGTACAATTATTAGTCCGCATACAAATTAAAGCCGTAGCGAGGACTTTTTGAGGTGCAAAGCACTGGGCATCAGGTGGTTACGGTAAAAAGTTCTTACATTTATTTCCCTATATAGTATATATTGCAATTGCCAGTAAAAAATATTGACAGGTGGTGGGGGATGCCCCCCCCCCTATGTAACCCCCGCCCCATCCCCCCAGTTTTTGACATACATGGGTGGCAACAGTTCTGTGAATAAAATTTTGGGAAAAAATTTTATGGTTTGTGTAGGTGGTCCCCTCAGAAAAAATTCTGGAAAAAATTTTGTGATCTGTGAGGGGTGGTCCCCATTTTTTATTTTCTTATTGGAGTCCCAGAAAAAAATTCCGGGG